ATTTAGATTAGAGCTAGCCAATTGCTCTTCAAAGAAACACTTAAATGTCCAATTAATACCAAATTATATCTAATCTCTTTACCTTAAGGGTTTAGTTCTAATAATTGATAAAATTGATATAAAATAAGTTATGTCAAAGTTCCGAAAATCGTTGTCAATAATCGTGGCCGGGTCACTTCTACTCCAAACTTCTAAAAATTTGCAACAAAAGCTAAATCATAGTCCCTATAGGAATCGCCACACGCGGGCAAGTCCTGATTTATCAAGGCGCAGTTAACGTCTTGAATAAATTTATCAAAGAACTCTTTTCCGTGGTGATAGGCGAATCTAATCGCTGTTTCCACGTTCTCTTGCAGAGCTGCTTCAGGATCTTCACACCGACGAATCCAGTTCGTCAACTCCTGTATCGTCGTAAGACTAATCGGAGCCAGTTTAATATACTGTCTAGTGTGGTGTGTCCTGAAACCTCTCTTGAGAAATGTGAGTTCCTCGAGTGGCTGTAGGGGGACTATGGTTGAACCTTTGTCCGCGTTTGTATACTCAATGTGGTGAGCTGCCAGAATATCATGTACTATTCCGGCATTGAAGAGTTCCTGAACCTCTGGGTGCACAGCAACTATGTTATCGTCTCCATAAATGGAGTCTCTAACATACTTGTCGTAGCACCTCATGTGGGCGAGATCAACCTCGCCCATCTTATGGCAGGATTCTCTCCATGCTAATCTCAAATAATATGCGCCAACTATCGTATTTAAAATTACAGTTAATGGGTTTCCTGAAGGGTTCCCTCTATGTTTAATATACACTAAATTGTTGGCTAATTGAACGGTATGTACCATCTCGTTCACAAGTACCTTCCGTACTCTTGCTGCTTCTGGTCCATCATTATACCACTCGTTAATAAGATCACAAGCGGCATCCATTATATCTGGATCCAGTTTTCCATCAAAACAGGAGTAATCACCTGCAAAGCCTTTATTTCCGACCTCTCGTAATTTGTTCCAGAGAGTCGTCCATTCAGGACCTTCACAGTTAATTCCAACTGCTGAGTGGGTATTCAATCTATTTTGGTAATAGAAAGCAGCAAAAGAAAGAAAATACTTGCGACAGAGCATAGTATAATCCGTAGGAGCAATGGTAAACGTCCGGGTTTTCCCAGCAGCAACCTTCTCCAATGAACGCCTTTCATCTTTCAAGCAATCTGTCCAAATGGAGAGAACTCGTTCGCCATTTCTGGCTGCTCTCTCCCTTTCGACATAATTCAACAACAGTTGTTCGTCGTTGACCTCAAAAGTTTCTTGCG